TACCTCTGCCGCCTTCTCTTCTTGGCATCCAAAAGTCTTCTAGCATGTTCATGAATTTTCTATCGTCTTTTACTTCACCTGTATCACCATCATAGACAAGTTTATTTTTAAACTTAACCATTATATCATTAAGATATTGCTCTGCTTTTAATTTAGGTAAGTTACCTACATCTACATAGAATATTCTTCTTTCAGGTGCTCTTGCGATACGATAAACTACTAAAGCATCTTCCATCATTCTTAACTGATTGACAGGTTTGATTGCTTTGTGCAAATATCCTAATACAATATTATTGTTAGCATTGACTATACCACTAGGTACATAACATACACTATCTTTCGTTAATGCGATTGCATTCGCCGCCTTGATAGATATATTATTACCTATTTGTTTGCCTTCAGAATATAGAAAATATTCTTTGATTCCTGTTATAGTTTGTGTTCCTATTTCACCATCAGGTTTGCTTTTCTTAACTTCTCTAACAAACTTGATACTTCTAGGATCAATCAATCTAAGTTTTTGTATTCCCTCTTTTTGATTAGATGTATCAACGACTTTATGAAAATAAATTCTGCCGTCAACATACCATCTTTTAAATAATTCATGAGACCTTTTATTAAAGTCTAAAAGACCCATGATAAATTTAAATTCTTCTTGTATCTGTTTTTTGATTTTATCTGAAAACTGAATATTATCAGTTATGATATTAATAGGAGCACCTTCTTCACTATCTGAAATAATTGCTTCATTAATAATATCATCAATAGCGGATTCACACTCAGGAAATAGTGCTATCTCACGATATCGTTTAATTAAATCGTGTTCGTTTTTTGCTGAATAGTCTTGATTAAGATAAGTGCCGTAAGCACCTCCCCCACCTATAGTCGATTGACCATCGTCCGGTGAAGGAAGAATTATGTCCTGCTTACTTAAACTCTTCTCTTCTTCATTTCCTCTTATCGTGAAACCGAATAATTTGAATGCCATGTTTTCTCCACTCTTAACATTAATATATCAGAAAAATGAAAAGTAAATTAGACAGTAGTATCGGTAGTTGTAGTACCACCAAGACTTCCACCTGTACTTTCAAAATACTGATATGTAAATTCACAAGTAAATTCTGCAACTGCATCATTAGTTCCAAAATCAAGAGCAATCGGTCCGATGTTAGTCGGATACGAATCCTTAATTATGTAAGACTTAATGACGGAATCATTTCTATCAAGTTGGTCAACTTGTAGGTCTACTAGATATTCTGCAGGAAATACTCTACCTCTATTAGTTTCTACATTGTTGATACCATTCTGCCATATTTCTAAAGCATCTCTGATAGCAAAAGATGTATCGTTGTATATTGTTACTGTCCAAGGACTGAAGGTTCTTTCTCCTCCGAAGTTTACGATACGACCTCTGTAGTTAACTGGTGTGTTACCGATAGTTGAACCAGGAAGTTCAGCACCTTTACATAAAAACTCACTATCTCTACCAGCACTACCTGAGACTGCACCTGAAACATAAGAAGGAAAAGTTAGAGTAACTTTGAACTGATTTGCTCTGCTACCCCCTCCAATCATTCTAGATTTAAAATCTGAGATTGTTGCCATTTGTTTAACTCCTATTACTTATATTTATCTGTTATACGCCAGTCTCTTCGAAACTAATTCCAGTTCTTGTTGCTACAAATTTTAGAGTGATAAAGTTGATTGACCTTGCAGGTTTCACAAAAATGTCTGCTCTAAATTCATTTGCATCAATAACTGCCGCAGTATTATTAGTTGTATCACACACTACTTTAAAGTCTGTTAAACCTCGTCTTCCTTGGATATCTCTAAGGAAAGGTTCTACTAGATTTCTAAAGTTTGCTCTAGTGAATGTATCGTTAAATTCAAACAGTTGAAACTTCGCCGCAGTTGCTATTGCTTTTTCTAGAATAATGAAAAGTCTTCTTACATTAATTCTATCAAAGGCACTAGGTGCAGAAAGCATAGTTTTGTCTCCGAAGAGAACTGTGCCTTGCCCTGGGAATGATACAACTGGGTTAATTGCATTTTTATACAATGTATCTCTGTCTGCTTTGTCTGGACTATATGCTAGTTTAACTGCATTTTTAATCTGACCTCTGTTAAATCCTGCTGGACTAAAGAAAGGATCAGCGACTAAATCAGTTCTTACTAGACATCCTGCTACATCACCGTTTAGCGGTACATATCTGAAGACATCATTGTATCTGTCAAACTGATATTTGTAACCACTATCCATAACTGCAAAAGATGAATTGATATTTTGCGTAGTTCTAAAATCTTTAATATCAGTTGCAGGTGTTGATGATTGAGCATCAGCAAGTTCTGGTGATATGAATACCATACAGTCTTTTCTTACTTCAGCAACATTCTCAACAACATATTTAGATACTGTTGCTGATACGGCACCTGTAGGTATCAATGATACATCTACTGCTTCATCGTTGGCAAATTTTGCAAATCCTGTTTGCAACTCACCATCTGTTGGTGCGTTATCGTCTGTTCCTCCAGCAAGTGAACTATACATAGGTAAGTTCGTTGCGTGAGAGAATGCGTTTCCTAAAGTTCCTGCCGCTGCCCCTACATCTGCATCTAGTGAAGTATGATGTTTTCCCCAAAAGATGTATTCTGATTGTGCGTAAACAACTTCTTTATAGAAGTTTACTGAACCATTAGATGATTTTGCATCTGAGGCAACTGATAGATTTGAATATTTTTCTAGAATTGTTCCTGCAGTTCCAGTCCACAATCCATCTTCGTCAACTACGATAAGATGAATTTCATCACCTGAACCACTTCTTGCAGTTGCTTGTGCTGAAGTGCCTGGTGCCGCATCAAATTGGTCTGCATAGTACCACTCTCTAGATACCTGAACAGGTGTAGAGGATCCGTCAACTGCTACTGTTAGTCCAGTTGTTTTCCCTTTTTCTCTAATTGTTAAGGTATTTGTTGATATATTTGTTATTTCGTATTTTGTTGTATGACCAGCAAATGTGATTAAATCTCCTATCGCAAGAGTATTTCCAGCGACAACAACAACTGATGTTGCTCCTGCTGAATTATTTTGCGTTGTAGTAGTTACATTAGATGCTGAAAATGCCGCCGCATTTTGACATTGTGATACTCTGATTGAGTTTCCTAATGTACCTGGATATCTTCCGATATAGAAATGATTACCACTACTTAATGCACTAGTCTTTGTAGTCCAGTCTGTAGTATTTTTAACTAGAATACCACTTCCTGATGCTGAAGAGTTTAAGTTTCCTGTTGCAACTCTAACTACTTGTAGGTTTGAACCATAGTCTAAAAAGTTCGCCGCAGTAAAAAATGATGAAAATGTATTGTCGTCTGGTTTTTGAAAAGTTTCTACTAGTTCGTTTTGAGAACTTATATTAATAATTTCATCAACTGGACCCCAATTAAATACACCGGCAAACCCACCTGGTGTAGTTGCAACTGCTGGCACTATGTGAGTTAGGTCTTGTTCTTGGACTAAAACTCCTGGTGAAAGTTGAAATGCCATGTTATTACTCCCGTTTAACTATTCTTCTATTTTGTAAGAATATTTATAATTCTCACTAATTTAACTCATCATCATTATAGAACCATCTATCTCCTGAGGTATCAACAAAACTACTCTGTTCTACCCTAGGTGATCCATCGTCTATGATGCCGAAGGGTGTTAACCCATCTTCTATTGCCCTCATCTTGTCATCGTATAGTTTTCGTCTTATATCTGTATCAGTCAACTCTTTAAAATATGGTTGACTTGATAAGAAGGCAAACATTACTAGACACATCGCTAAATCATCATGTGATCCTTCTTCCGCCTCATAACTTTGACCTCGGGCAACAAAAGTCGAAAGTTCATTAATTATATCAAAATCTCTAATAATAAATTTTTGTTCTTCTACTAAAGACTTTAGATTACTACATCCTAGTCTTTTTAACTGAGCGGTTGTTCTAATACCTAATTGGTTCTTAGACGCAAACCCTCCTCCTATAACTTGTCCTGCTCTACCTTTAATTTGAGAAGACAGTATATTTTCGTATTCTATCTCATTATTTAGAATATCCACAACTTGTTGACCTATATCATTTATCTCTGTTAGAACATATGCCTGATTGTATAGTGTACCTATCTTATTAATTACTGTAGGAAACATCATAGGAGATAACTGATTATCTCTAAATACTGCAACTATTTCAAAAGGCATTGATGTTACATCTACTACTACAAAAGCAGAATAATCTAATCCTACACCTCTAGCAACATCTGCCACTAAAACATAGGTCTTATCTTTTTGAGGTTCTTTATATTGAACTACACCATCTTTTTTGTATATAGGTTCTTCGTAAGGTAAAACTCTTAATGTGTTAGGACTAATTAATGTATTAGACGAACCTAAAAACTCACATTCAAATTCTTGTTGCCATTGTTCTAAACTTGTGTTCTTTATTGTTTCTTCTTTAAACTTTGCGTTACGCCCAGGTACATCTTTCCAACTAACATCTATTGCTTTATATAAGTTTCTTTTGTTTTCTGCATCTACCCACATCTTATAAAACATGTTCATACCATTAGGTGTAGAAACAACTATAACTTTTGTAGATTGTCCTGCAGTAATTGTAGGATAAACTGAACGAAAAAAATCCTCTGCATAATGATAAGGTACGAATGCAAACTCATCTAGAAATACTAGGTTGTATGAACCACCTCTAACTGCACTTGATGATGTAGCGGCGGCAACTATTTTACTACCATTTTCTAATTCTATAGAACCTTTGTTCCAAACTTTAATACCTTGTTGCAACCAAGAAGGCAATGCCTCATATGACATATGTATCTTTGCTAATAGGTCTCTCGCTAACGCACCTTTGTTTGCTAGAATGGCACAATTAACATTTTCGTTAAATAACGAATACCATAAAATATATGAGCAAACTGTAGTAGATTTGCCTGATTGTCTAGGTATCTTACATATAGAAAATCTATTCTTATGAAAAGTCTTTACCATTTTTTCTTGAAATGGGTATAGATTAAAGTTAACAAACCCTTCGTCAAGGTTTACTATCTTTATATACTTTTCAACAAAGTACACAGGATCTTTAGAGCATTTAACATATTCTTCGATTTGCTCTTTAGTAAATTCTTGTGCTACATTTGTTTTTTTAAGATTAGGATTACCTAAATAGTTTTCATTATTCATTGATTATCTTCGTAATAATATTTTCAAATTGCTCAATCTTAATAGTACGGTTGGGCCAATATATGTATTCTTTTTCAGGATTCTTTTTTAAGTTTGCTAATAGAGGTGTAATCGCATTATAAAGTTTATCTACTTTACCTTCTAATTTACTTGCTCTTGCTTTTACATTCTCTGCACTTGCTTGTGTTTGTTGAACTGCCTCTAACTCGTCTTCGTCAACTGCAGTAAACCCAAAATCAAAATCTTTATTCATCTTTACCTTCCTTCTTGCCATTGATTAGTTTTTGTAATTCACTTGTTGAACCTACAAACAATGCATTAGTTACATTTCTAGGTGCTTTATCATCGACTTTTTTCAGTTCTTTTAAGTTCTTTTGTAACTTTAATAGTTCTTGTGTAGTATCTCCTACTACTTTAATTAGTTGTCCTGCAACTTCATATGACCTAGGATGTTCACTTTCTTTTGCTAAGTTTAGTATACCATCAATAGCAGTATTGCCTTTATTTATTAAAGAGTAGAAGTTTTTTCTAGCATTCTCATAGTCATTATCGACATCTTCTTTATCTGTAATAGGTTCAAGTTCATTCTGTAGTTTTTCACTTTCTGTTTCATTTATTACAGGTTTAGGAGAAACTAGTTCAGGAACTATCTCGTTGTTAAATTCTTGTTTAATTTGCTTAGGCAAATCAAAAATATCGTTAAGTTTATCTTCGCTTTTGCTCATGTTAGTTTTGAGTGAAACCACTCACCTTCTTTAATGTGATAATCATAGAACCATCTTCAATATAAACTCTAATATTCTTATCACCTTCTGCCGCTAAATTTTCTTGACCTTGATTTTCTATAGTACCAACACCTGCCGTTGATGCTATTCTAAGAACAACTGTAGGGTTAGGTTCTGTAACTCTTTCTACTCTTGCACCTAGTCCTGAACCTGCATTAATATCATAATCTACTTGATTAATTAATACTTCAGGATTAGTTGCAGTTTCATCTCTTCCCAATGTATCTACATCTATGTCAATATCTACAAAGTTATCAAAAGTTAAATCTCCTGATACAGATATAGTTGCAGTTGTTGGGGTTGTTGCTAAAACTGTTTTTATTGCCATGTTATATCTCCTTAAGCACTAGAAGGATTTTCAGTTATTGTTTCTGTAAATCCAAAGTCATCATCTGCATCTGCAGTTGTTGGATTAGGTACGACTTCGTATCTTATATCATCAACATCTGTAGGCGCATCTGTAACATTTGTATATTGGTCTATTCTTACTTTCTTAACTACACCTTGTTTATCTACAGGTCCATAAAAATTAGTTTTTACTGTAAATGTTAAAGTATATACTATACTTCTTCTTGTAGCAAAATCACCTTCGTAATCATCTTCATATGTTAAACTATTTAATATTACAGGAAAGTCTTGTTTGATACCCATCTCAGGTACTGCATTAATTGTTAATGTATATGCAGGTGTAAAGTATGGTAATATTTGTTCAACACATTGTAATGCATCGTCTTGTTGTTTAGCGAAAATGTATAAGTTAAAATCTATATTATAAGGTACAGATAGATATTGAAAATCTAATTTACTATTATCTGCACTATCTATCTTTCTTCTTTTATTTAATGTATTTAATTTTCTTGTACTATCATATGAAAAAGAAGATATATCAAAACCCATTCTAGGAACTGTAGTTTGTACTTTATTACTAAAACTAGGATTTTCAAATAGTCTTGCTAAAAATTTACCTTTAGGACCATATGCTAGTGGCACTCTAAGACTTTGAGCAACATTACCGCTACCATCAACTCTTCTTATTTGAATATTGTTGAAAATAGTACCGAATGCTACGACAGTTTTTCTTATTGTTGAATGATAAAAATGAGTTCCAAACATCTTAGTACCTATTTATTCTGACTAATATCACCGAAAGGATTAGAGACACTAAAGTCCACTATACTATCAGCATTTAATCCAAACTCTCTATTTTGTGCCAAAGGTGCAATAGATTGTGATGTTGTTGCAGTTGTAGTTGTATCAACAAGTTTATAATCTTCTTTGATAAGTTTAAATCCGTTTTCAAGTAATATAGCACCGCTATTGTCTTCAAGTCTAACTTCATAGTTAAACATATCTGTAGACCTTGCATCTTCAATAGCATCAACGGCAGAAACTCCTGTGTTAAATACTTCGCTTGAATATACAAATTTCTCTACATCTAATCTATAAGTGTATATTTGATTTAGTTGATAGAATATATTTTCATGCTCTACAAACTTAATTTCGAATAGACCTTTTGTTAAAGGTAAATAAATTAAATCACCTTCGTTAGGTCTACCTTCTACAATTAATGATGCGTTGTTATCGACTTCGGCAGTCCATCTATCTTTGACTACAACAAAACTTGCTCTATCTCTTATTTCAACACCAAACTTAGATAAGAAGTCACCTTCTCCTTCATACCCATCGACACTTTGTAAATACATTTCAATCGCATGTGCTGAAGTAAACTTAGATAATTCATCTTCTTGAAATACTTTATCTAGATTTACAAGTGTTCTAGGAATATAGAACACATCAAAACCATATATTTTGATTGCCTCAGTATATAGATTATTAATTAAAGTCTGTTCGTTTGACAGACCACTACTTAATCCACCACCTTGATTGAATATAGTATTAAGTGCCATTTAGTCATTATCCTGTTATAAAATCTACAGGTAACTCGTATTTCAAAGATACCTCTTCTTCTATTTGTCGTTTTTCTTCTTTTGCCTCATTATATATTTGTTCACCATTTAGTGTAACACCACCTGGCATTTGAACACCTTGAAACTTAATTAAATTATTACCCCATTGCAATTTAAGTAATGCTATTAGATATCTTTTTAAAAACATATCATTGTAAACATCTGTATATGTTTGTGGGTCTAGTATTCTATATGCCTCTACAACTAAAAAACTATCTACATCAACATCATTATCCCAGTCCATATCTATGTGTAACTGGTCTTGATGTCTGCTAAATCTAAAAGGTTTCTTACCTACTAACACTTCGTTAAGCAAACTTATGTGTCTTTGTACCATCGTATAATAGATTACTGAAGTTGAAGTAAAATCAAAAACTTCATTTAATCTAAGTTGATAGTTTACATCAAACATATTTAAGTCTGAACGATTTGTAAATGGAAATATTTTTACAACACCTGTGATTAAATCACTTGTAATAGGAATGTATCCATTAGATATATCACCCAAAGATATAGATGATATTGTTGCAGTTGAACTTGTTACTGCACCTGTTATAGTTTCACTTGCTTGAAAAGTGCCTATATGATTTTTAATTCTGATTGTCGTTGTTGTAGGAGCATCTATGATAGTAGCAGTAGCACCTGAAGTGCCGCCTGTAATTTTCTCACCAGCATTAAAGTTTCCTGATACTGCCGCAGAAAGTGTGATTGTAGTTGCAGTTATCTTATGCTTTAATAGTGTCTTTTCTACACCATCAAAGTGATATTCTTGAAAGAATTGAAGTGCCTCATCTGTTCTATCTTCAAGTTGATTTGTAGATATGTTGATATCAATGACACCATCACCCAATGCTCTCTTGCAATAGTCTTGTAATGTACTTCTACTTGTAGGGTTTGCCATAAAAAAACTCCAAGGTTATAATTCTTTAAGTATTTATATAACCTTGGAGTAGAATAAAATTAGTAGTTTCTTATTATTATCTAGGTCCCGGAAACAGTATTGCTTCTACTTGTCCGTGTTCATTTGATTGAGATGTTAATGCTACACCTCTGCAAGACAATGAACCACCTCCGCCAGATGTAAAGAATCCTTTTGAGGAATCTAATTGAATATTATCACCTTTACTTACGGAGTTTCTCACATTAACTATACATCTACCCATCATGGCAACATATGGGAATGATGTTCTTTCTAGAGCATAAATTACTCCAATATAATTATCATCACTTGAACTCTGACAAACTTCTATGTCGAAAGAACCTGA